CCTACTGGGATACGTGGATACCTAAGAAGTCTGATATCAAAATCATTACAAGACTTAACAAAGAACAAAAGAAACAAGCACTTGATGAGTTATGGGAAGACTTGCAAGGGGCTATACAATTTACACGAGATAGAAATAATGCAAGAAGAAGACAGAAAAGACTTGACAAGAAAGTTTAATTATGGTATAATGCGACAACTTAATACAATCCAAAGGAGGAAAACATATGTATGAGTATGTAAAAGGAAAGGCAATGTGGGCTAACATCACAACGCCTAACACGAGGTTTGAACCTCACAAGTATGGCTTGACTGTACTGACTGACACAGAGACAGCGTCTAAGTTAGAAGACTTAGGACTGAATCAAGTTAGGTCAAGAACAGGCGAAGCTAAGTATGATGAACCTGCTTTTACTTTTAGTAAGAGAGCAACTAAGAATGATGGAAGTGCTAATGTTGCACCTAAATTAGTAGACGTTGATGGTAACGCTATGGATGTTGCTGTAGGTAATGGCTCTGAAGTGACTGTTAAAATCAAACCATATAAAAATAATTATGGTAGGTTTGCAGAACTAATGGCTGTTAAAGTAGAGAACTTAATTGAATATGCTGAACAAGATTCAGACAACGAGGAATTTTAATATGATTATTACTATTAAGAATGATGATGGCGAATCAGTCTACGATGTTACTAAGATTGAAGACGAACAGAAACGAGCAGGTGCTAACGTATCTATCAGTAAGATAGGAACATTGAATGTACTAGTAGAGGCATTGAACTATGCTTCACAAGGACATCAAAGCAATCTTGAGTCTGTATTAAAAGATAGCCCAGAGGCTGTCGTAGAACAAGAAGAAGAAACTGTAGAAGATTCAGAAGACGAATCTTAATTCATAGTGAGGGCTAACATGGATAAAACTTGGGATAAATTACATCAACCTTGTCCACTTTGTGACAGTAGTGATGCTGTTGGAATCAATGAAGATGATTCAGCAAAGTGTTTTAGTTGTGGAGAATTTATGCCGAGCTATACTAACGCATGTGGAGGAAAGGATATGCAAACAGCAACAACAACACAGACTAAACAGCCTGATGTAGTAGATGAAGGTAATTTTTCTGCCTTAACAGATAGAAAGATTACTATGAACACAGCCAAGAAGTATGGAGTTAAGTGTGTACACGACCTGCAAGGTAATGTAGTTAAACATTTCTATCCATTCTATAATGGTCATGAGTTATCAGCTACTAAAGTTCGTAACGTAAAGAGCAAAGACTTCTTTGTATCTGGAACTTACAACGAGACAGGTTTGTTTGGTCAACAACTTTTCAAGGGTGGTAAGTATGTTACCATTACCGAAGGAGAGTGTGATGCTATGTCTGCTTATGAACTACTTGGTTCTAAGTGGGCTGTAGTATCTATTAAGCGTGGTGCTAATGGTGCAGTTAGAGACATCAAAGAAAGCTTAGAGTTCTTTGATGAGTTTGAAAATGTAATCATTGCATTCGATAATGATAAGGCAGGAAAAGAAGCATCTATTAAAGTTGCTAGACTTTTCAAGCCCGGAAAAGCCAAGATACTTTCTTTGCCTAATGGTTTTAAAGACCCTAACGACATGCTTCGTTCAAACAGGCACAAAGAATTTGTTGAGGCTTGGTGGGCTAGTAAAGTTTACACACCTTCAGGTGTTATAAATGTTACTGAACAACGTGAGAAGTTTCACAATCGTGAAAAGAAACAAAGCGTTCCTTATCCTTATGAAGGACTGAACAAGAAATTGTATGGTCTTAGAGCAGGAGAACTGGTCACACTTACAGGTGGTACTGGTCTTGGTAAGTCAAGTGTTACAAGAGAACTTGAACATCATCTTATTAAGAACACAGAAGACAACGTAGGTATCATAGCATTAGAAGAAGATTGGAGAAGAACCATTGATGGTATCTTATCTATCGAAGCTAACGCTAGGTTGTACGTTGACCAAGAACGTGAGAAGTTTTCCAAAGAAGAATTAGATAAGATGTTTGATATGCTATACGATGGCGATAACCGAAACAGAGTATGGGTACATTCCCACTTCGGCACTAACGACATAGATGACATCTTTACTAAGCTTCGATTCATGATTATTGGATGTGACTGCAAGTGGGTGGTCGTTGACCATTTACATATGTTAGTCAGTGCTGTACATGAAGGAGATGAGAGACGTGCCATTGATACTATCATGACTAGACTTAGAAGTCTGGTAGAAGAGACAGGTGCAGGAATCATTTTAGTTTCACACTTACGTAGAGTTGATGGTAACAAAGGACATGAGAATGGTATTGAAGTATCTCTATCTCATCTAAGAGGTTCAAATAGTATTGGACAACTTAGTGATTGTGTGATAGCATTAGAAAGAAATCAACAAGCAGATGACCCTGATGAAGCTAGGACTACAAGACTAAGAGTTCTTAAGTCTAGGTATACTGGAGATGTAGGTATGGCTGCTAGAGTTATATATGATGCTGAGACCGGCAGACTATCAGAACTTAGTGATAGTGATATAGAGTTTGATAATAGTTTAGACGAGGCATTTTAGTTATGGATTTAGTATTTGATATAGAGACTGATGACCTAAAGGCAACACTAATACATTGTATTGTAGCACAAGATGCAAATACAGGAGAGATATATAAGTATCCGCCTGATAAACTATCTGAAGGTTACGAGCTTTTATTAAAAGCAGATAGGTTAATTGGTCATAACATTATAGGATTTGATATACCACTAGTAGAAAAGTTTGGTAACATTAACCTTAGTGATAAAGAAGTTATAGATACTCTTGTACTCTCTAGGCTATTCAATCCTACCAGAGATGGTGGACATAGCTTAGAGAAGTGGGGATATAAACTTGGCTTGGCTAAGATTGACTTTGAAGATTATGTCAACTACTCTCCTAAGATGTTAGAGTATTGTGTAAGGGATGTACAAGTAAATACATTAGTATATAAATCACTTCGCAACGAGTCGAAAGGATTTAGTAAATCTTGTATAGACCTTGAACAATCTGTAGCTAAGATTATTAAACAGCAAGAAGTAAATGGTTTCATGTTTGATATGGAGTCTGCTTTAATGTTGTTAGCAGAACTAAGAGAGAAGTCTCAACTCATAGAGGATGAAGTGCATAGCACATTCAAACCTAAGTGGGTAGACGATAAGTTAGTTACGCCTTACATCAAGAAGGATGGTAACTTATCTAAACGTGGTGTCACTGATGATGAGTATCAAAGATGTTTAGATACAAATAACTTTGAGCCTTTTATGAGACAGACACTACAAGAGTTTAATCTTGGTAGTCGTAAACAGATAGGAGAATATCTTATTGACTTTGGTTGGAAGCCTGAAAGGTTCACACCTACAGGTCAACCAATTGTTGATGAGAAAACACTATCAGAAGTTACACACATACGAGAAGCAAAACTTATAGCAGACTTTCTTTTAATACAAAAACGAATAGCTCAAGTAGATTCATGGGTCAACTCTGTAGAAGAGGATGGTCGTGTTCATGGTTTCGTTATACCTAATGGTGCTATCACAGGTAGGATGACACACAGAAGTCCTAACATGGCACAAGTACCCTCTGTCCATAGTCTTTATGGTAAAGAATGTAGGTCTTGTTGGATTGTAGACGAAGGTAATGTGCTACTAGGAGTAGATGCTAGTGGTCTAGAGCTTAGAATGTTAGCACATTATATGAATGATGATGACTATATAAAGGAGATATTAGATGGAGACATACACACAGCTAATCAAAGAGCTGCAAAACTTGAATCAAGAGATAAGGCAAAGACATTCATCTATGCACTTATGTACGGAGCAGGAGATGAAAAACTTGGTAGCGTGGTCGGAGGAAATACATCAGATGGTAAGAGAGCTAGACAATATTTCTTTGATAATAAGCCTACATTTAAGTCTCTTAGAGACAGAGTACAAAGAGCAGCTTCAAAAAAATACCTCAAAGGTTTAGATGGCAGGAAGCTTTACATACGTAATGCTCATTCTTCTCTTAACACTTTGTTACAGGGAGCAGGTGCTATCGTTATGAAGAAAGCATTAGTTATATTAGATGAGTTACTTGTTCTTAATAATATGAACTATAAATTTGTAGCTAACATACATGATGAGTGGCAGATAGAAGTTCCTTCTTGCCATGCTGATAAGGTAGGACAGTTAGCTGTTGACAGTATAATAAAAGCAGGTACACATTTTAATCTTCGTTGTCCTTTGAATGGCGAATACAAGATAGGGAGTAGTTGGAGTGAAACCCATTAAAGCTTGTACTAAATGCGGTATAGAAAAAGAATACACTGAAGAATTTTTTTCTAAGAGAGAGCATGGTAGACTAAGAGCCGAGTGTAGAACATGTTATAATAAATACTACAGGGATAACAATCACAGATACCTCAAAGCAAGTATGGTTTATGATGCAAAAACAAGAGCCAAGAAAAAAAATATGGATTTTAATTTAGTAAAAAAAGAAATACACTTTCCGGAAATATGTCCAGTTCTTAATATTAAATTAGTTCATGGTAGAGAAGACTGGAAAAGTTCTCCTACAATAGATAGGATAGATAACTCTAAAGGATATGTATTAGATAATTGTATTGTTGTTTCTAATCTTGCAAACACTATAAAAAATTCAGCAACTCCAAGTGAGATATTAAAAGTTGGTAAGTTTTATAAAAAACTATACAAAGAAAAAGGAATAAAAGATGAACCAAAATACTAAACATTGTGACAGTAGAAAAGGAGACATGGCTGAGTTCTATGCAGTAACTTGGCTGTGGGATAAGGGTTATGAAGTGTTTAAGAATTGTGGATGTACAGGTCTTGCAGACTTAGTAGCTCTTAAAGACGGAGACACTACATTGATAGATGTTAAAACTGCACAGCCTCAGCTACATAAGAAGACAGGTAATAATTTAACTAAATGTACAGGTAGAACTACAGAACAAGTTAAAGTAGGAGTACAGTTGTTAATGTTTAATGCTGAAACTCGTAAACTTAAGTTCGTAAAACACAGAGAATAATATGACAAATAAAAAGAAAACACTTGACACATTAGTAGAAGACATCTATAATAAGATAGGCGTACTGGCTGATAATAAACACATCGACTTAGATGAAGACACAATAGAACAGTTTGGAGAATCAATGAAACAGATTCTTTATGACTGGTCTCATCCTGCTCCTCGTGGTAAACCTGCACTTAGAATGTCTAACATAGGTAGGAAAGAAAGACAGTTGTGGTATGATATGAAGTCAGAAGGTACTCCTGAAAGAATGCCTCCCTCATTATTCATTAAGTTCTTATATGGACATTTACTTGAAGAGATAGTTTTATTTCTAGTTAAGTTATCCGGACATGAAGTAACAAGCGAACAGAAAGAGATAACAGTATCTGGAATTAAAGGACACATGGACTGTGTTATTGATGGAGAAGTTGTTGATGTTAAGACTGCTTCAGGTTTTGCTTTTAAGAAATTTAAAGACGGTACTCTGGCAGAGCAAGATGCGTTTGGATACATGGCTCAACTTGCAGGTTATGAAGAGGCAGAGGGTACAAACAAGGGTGGATTCTTAGCTCTTAATAAAGAGTCTGGAGAGTTAGCTATGTTCAGACCAGATGACTTTGACAAACCTAATATCAAGAAAAAAATAAGTAGTGTTAAGAAAGCTGTTAAGCTTAAGACACCACCAGAAAGATGTTATAATCCTATACCTGATGGCAAGTCTGGTAACATGCAACTACCTAAAGGTTGTGTATATTGCAGACATAAGTTTGAGTGTCATAAAGATGCTAACGAAGGTAAAGGATTAAGAGTATTCAAATATTCAAACGGTAATAGATACTTAACTCAAGTACCTAAAGTCCCTAATGTTATAGAGGTAACACAAATATGAGTGGTAAAAAATCAAAACTATTAAGACGGAAGGCTGAAGGATTACTGATAAGTTGGATTCAAAGCATGACTCCAGAAGGAGAAGATGCTAGTAAGATTAATAAGAAAAACTTACATGAGTTCCTACCAGAGCAAACACATATCTTTGCCAACAATAGATTTATGTTAAGTGCTTATAGTCTTAGATGGTTCTATAAAAAAGTAAAACAAAATCCTAACTTTCACTTGGAAGAGTTAAGTGGTTAGAAGAGTTCCAAGAAAAGCAAGACCAAAAAAAGTTGGTGTTCCTAAAGGGTATGACAGTTTATGGGAAGCAACTCTACATGAGACTGTATTACAAGAATGGAAACATCATTGGGATAACATTAATTATGTTGTTAAACATAAATACGAACCTGACTTTGTAAAAGTTATAGATGGTAAAACTATTTTACTAGAAGCTAAAGGTAGATTCTGGGACTATGCAGAGTATAGTAAGTATATACATATACGAGAAGCTTTACCTAAAGGATATGAGTTAGTCTTCTTATTCCAGAAGCCTTTCTCTCCAATGCCGGGTGCTAAAGTAAGGAAAGATAAAACAAAAAGAACTCATGCTGAATGGGCAGAGACAAATAATTTTACATGGTATAGTGAAGATACACTACCAAAGGAATGGAAAAGTGAACTATAAATTTAACGAAGATAAAATTTTAAATGAAGTGAAAGCATACATAGGTAATACGTATGACCAACACTATGCTAATGGTAAGTACCAAGCAACAGATATGATAATTGATTCAGGATATGGAGAAGGATTTTGTATTGGTAACATTATGAAATACGCTATGAGGTTTGGTAAGAAGAACGGTAAGTCTAATCAAGACCTTATGAAGATTATGCATTATACTATAATAGCTTTATATGTAAACAACAAGGAAGAAAATAATGATTGAAGATAAGATAGGAACTAAGCCTTACTTAGGAATTGAAATAGACTATGACAGAGAAAAAACATTTGATAAGTTTAGTCTTGATACATTGAAAGATAGATATCTTTGGGAGAATGAAACACATGCACAAGAAGCATTCGCAAGAGCCTCCGTCTTCGGAGCAACCTATAAAGGTGAGACAGATTTTGAACTTGCTCAGAGACTTTATAACTACAGTTCCTCTCGTTGGTTCATGTTTAGCACTCCTATACTTAGTAACGGGGGTACAACTCGTGGGCTTCCTATCAGTTGTTTCCTCAATTATGTTCCTGACAGCAGGGGTGGTTTATCTTCTCACTATGACGAGAACATTTGGTTGGCAAGTTCAGGTGGAGGCATCGGTGGATATTGGGGCGATATTAGGAGCAATGGTATTTCAACTACTCATGGCAGTCGTTCTACTGGTTCAATTCCTTTCATGCACGTAGTTGATTCTCAGATGTTAGCCTTTAACCAAGGCACAACAAGACGAGGTTCTTATGCTGCTTACATGGACATATCTCATCCAGAGATTGAAGAGTTCATTAACATGCGTAAAGAATCAGGTGGAGACATCAACAGAAAGAATCTTAATATACATAACGGTGTAAACATTACAGACTCTTTTCTTGAAGCAGTAGAGAAAGATGATGACTGGAGATTGATTGACCCTAAGAGTAACGAGGCTGTCAAGATAGTAAATGCTAGAGACTTATGGTGGCAAATCATTCATGCCAGAGCAGAGACAGGCGAACCTTACATGGTCAACATAGATACTTGTAATAAACATTTACCTAAAGCACAGAAAGATTTAGGACTTAAGATACGACAAAGTAATTTATGTTCAGAGATTACATTACCAACAGACGAAGAACGAACAGCAGTATGTTGTTTATCATCCGTAAACTTGGAACACTTTGATGACTGGTCAAAAGATGACATGTTCATTGAAGATTTAATAACCATGCTTGACAATGTTTTACAGCACTACATTGACAATGCAATAGACACAACACAATTAGGAGAATACAGTGCAAACTTTAAAAGATTTCAAAAATACGTTAGAGAAGGTAAAGAAGGATTTACTAAATCTGCCTATTCGGCATATAGAGAAAGAAGTCTCGGACTCGGTGCAATGGGCTTCC